GTTCTCGGTCACGAGGCCGTCTGCTATCTCAACTCCGGGACGAACGGGGCGGGTGCGACAGTTGACGCGAAGATTCAGGAATCGGACGACGATTTAACCTATGCCGACTGGACAAGTGGGGCCTTCACTCAGGTAACGACAGCCAATGACAACGCCATCCAGGAGAAACGATATACCGGGACGAAGCAGTATATCCGCATTGTGGCATCACCGCTTGTCGGGGCTTCCGAGTTCAGCGGGGATATTGTTGTCAATGAGGCCATCCACGCCGAGGACGACCTTCTGACGGACATCATCCGGGCGGCGCGGGAACACGTTGAGGACATCACCCGGCGGGCGCTCCTGACCCAAACATGGGATTACTACCTCGACGAATGGCCGGGCGTGGATTACATCAAGCTCCCCTTCGGCAATCTGCAATCCGTTACCTCTATTTCATGGAAAGACACGGACGGGACGGAGACGACGCTGACAGTAACAACGGATTATCTAGTTGAAACCAACGGTGAAGGAATAGGGCGAATAGTTTTGCCGTATGGCGGCTCATGGCCTAGTGGCGATTTATTCCCCAGCAAGCCCATCTCCATAAGGTTCGTCTGCGGGTGGACCACGGTGGCCTCGATCCCCTCCAAAATCAGGAGCGCTGTCAAAATCCTTGTGGCGGATATGTTCAAATTCAGGGAAGAGCGAATCACGGGATTGTCCGTGACCATGAATAAGACGGTGCAAAACCTCCTGGCCTCGGCCCGGTTGTGGGATGAATTTTAATGAGTGCTGGCGACCTCGACAAGAGAATCACGATCCAGGCCCCGACGAAGGTCTCGGACGGCATGGGGAATTATACGGTAACGTGGTCGACGATAGCCACCGTTTACGCCGCCGTCTGGCCTGTGTCGGCAAAAGAGAGGATTCAGGGCATGGCCGTTACGACGACCATTACTCACCGGATTCGGATTCGATTTCGGCGGGTGTTTCGCACGGGTTGGCGGATTCTCTACGGGGGGCGGTATTTCAATGTCGTGTCCGCAATCGACCCGAATGAGGACCACGAGTGGCTTGACCTGCTCTGTGAGGAGGCGAAGTGAAGAACCTGACGACGGCCCTATACAGCAAGTTGACGGGGTCAGCCCTTTCAACCGCCGTGGGGGGCAGGGTGTTCAAAGGGGTTGCTCCCGAGGGGACGGAATACCCGTACGTCGTCTATTCGATGATATCGGATGTCCCGGACTACACCTTCACCGAGACGCTGGAGGACGTGACCATCCAGTTCGACATCTTCTCGAATGCGTCATCCTCTGGGGAGATTGAAGACCTTTTCGGGAACCTGAAGAGCCTGTATGACTTTTGCTCCATGACCGTGACGGGCGGGAGCCTGCTGTATATGCGGAGGAGTTTCGCATCTTTGTATGTGGAGGATGTCACGACGCCGACAGGAACCGAGTCTGTCTGGCATTACTCCATTGACTACGAGATCAAGATGAAAAGAACCTGAGAGGAGAGAGCATGGTTTCGATCATCATACCCGTTTACAACCAGTTAGAGATTTTCCGGGAGTGCATCACGTCGATCCGGGAGACGGCCCCGGAGGGCATTGAGATCATCGTCATAGACAATGGCTCAAGTCCTCCCGTGGGGAATCTTTACACGGGGTTTATCCCTAACCGGGTCATCCGCAATGAGCGGAACGAGGGGTTCCCGAAGGCGGTTAACCAGGGCATCCGTGAGGCCCAAGGGGATGTCATCGTCCTCCTTAACTCCGATGTCATACTGAGCCCCATGTGGCTGGACCGCCTGACGGCCCCTCTCGATGAGTTTGCCATCCTTGGGCCTGTGACGAATTACGCCTCCGGGATTCAGAGGATCATCCCTGGCCTTTACGAGACGAAGGCCGAATTTAACAAGACGGCGGCGGATGTGTGGGAGAATTACGGGAACGAGGTCCAGGAGGTCAACTGGATCATCGGCTTTCTGATGGTCTTTAAACGGTCCCTCTGGGAAGAGATCGGCCCATTCGATGAAAGCCTGTGGCCCTGCTCCGGCGAGGAAATCGATTTCTGCATGAGGGCAAGGGAAAAGGGACACCGGGTCGGGGTCGTCCTCGGGTGCTATGTCCATCACGAGGGATCACAGACGTTCAGCGAAATGCATGGCAAGGGTGAAGTCGATTATGACGCCGTGGTAAAGGCATCCGGGGAACATCTGATTGAGCGATGGGGGAAGGACATATTTGCCCGCCAGGAGATTTCGTCAAGCCCCGCCCCGAAGGGCCTGTGTCTTAACCTCGGATGCGGATACCGGAAACTTGAGGGCTTTGTGAACATTGACAACCGCCCCGAAGTGGGCCCGGATATGGTGTGTGACGTATTGGACGGCCTGCCCTACGAGGACAGCTCCGTGGATATGGTTCGGGCCGATGACTTCTTGGAGCACATCCCGATAGGCAAGACGGTCCAGGTCGTGACGGAGATATGGCGGGTACTGAAACCGGGAGGGATATTCGAGAGCCTCACCCCTTCGACAGATGGGAGGGGGGCCTTTCAAGACCCGACCCACGCTTCATTCTGGAACGCTAACTCTTGGCTCTACTACACCGACCCGGCGACAAGGCATCTTTACGGGATGGTCCCCGACTTCGAGGTGATCAGCATCGAGGACCGATTGACGAGTGAAGCTCTTCAGATAATACATACGCACGCCCTACTGAAAGCGAGGAAAGATGCATAAGGCTGGAATGGATTTGATGGTTGATTTCGTGGACCGCTACGATCTTCGGCGAAAGCGGATTCTTGACATGGGAAGCATGGACATCAATGGGAGCTACCGAAAACTGTTCCCCGACGGCGAGTATGTCGGCGCCGATGTTCGCCCCGGAAAGAGCGTCGATGTCATCGTCGGTTCCGAGGCATGGGACGACCTTGGAACCTTTGACGCCGTGATTTCCGGTCAAACGCTTGAGCACGTCGCCGACATCCCTCAGTTCCTGGACGACTGCGACGGCAAGCTGTTACCAGGAGGCCTCCTGTGCATCATCGCCCCTTCCGCCGGTCCACGCCACGACGTTCCGATATGGGTAGGTCATTTCTCGAAGGAGACGATGGCGGGGCTTGTGTCGGATGCCGGGTTCGAGGTGATCGAGGCCGTGACCATCAAGGCCCATCCGTTTGACGATACGAGGGTTATCGCCCGGAAGCCGGAGGTGGTTGATGAAGTTGACTAACCTCAAGCTCGGTATCGGCGTTCCTCTTTCCTATCCCCAGGTGCCGAGTGCCTTTTTCGATTCCTTCATCGCCATGGAGAAACCGGGGTACTTTTACCTACGGACATCAACGGGGCCGATTGACGATATGAGGAACAACCTGGTCCGGGAAGCGTTGGAAATCGGGTGTACCCATCTCATCATGATGGATGCGGACCAGATATACCCCGTCGATACGATCCCCCGGCTCCTGTCTCACCGGAAGCCCGTGGTCGGGTGCCTGGTTTACCGCCGTTACCCGCCCTTCGACCCGCTGATGCTCCGGGGGAAGATCAACAGCTATTACACCGTGACGGAGTGGGAACCTGGGGAACTAGTGGAGGTGGACGCCACCGGGACGGGCTGTGTCCTTTTTGAGATGGATGTCTTTAAGAAGATGAAGCCCCCGTGGTTCCGGTTCAGGTTATCAAACGGAAAGCCCGTGGGGGAGGACATCGGTTTCTGTTCCGACCTCAAGGCGGCGGGGTATCCTATCCATGTGGATACAGGGGTTGTCTGCGGTCATCTGTCAAACATGATCGTGAACGGCAATACCTGGAAGTTATATCGGAAGTTGAAGGAAGCGGAGAAAGCCCATGATGTTCAACATGGGGTGGTGAAAACGGTAGCGAGTTAAAAACAATCCGGGTTCTCTCCGGGTGCGGCCACATCCGGGGGGACGCAAGAAAGATGAGGGCATGTCGGTGCCGACACATTGACATGCCCTTTTTCTTTGCCCGGAAAACTTAGGAGGTATCAAAATGGCTTTTCTTGCTGGCAACGACGCAAAAGTGGCACTCGGCACGGCTACGGTTGTCGGGATGGGCAACTGGTCTCTTGACGGTATCACCGTTGATCTGCTCGAGACGACCTCATTCGGCGACTCGGCCAAGCAGTACATCACGGGGCTTCTGGATTACGGCACCGTGTCGTTTGCGGGGCTCTATGACCCGTCCGACACGACGGGGCAGGGGGTTCTCATTTCGGCCCTGGAAAACAACAGCGCCATCAACTCGATCAGGCTCTATGTGGACAACACGTCGTACTGGACCCCGGACGTGACCACGAACTCCTCTTCGGCGATCTACGTCACCTCGGCGAATATCAGCATCGACAAGTCCGGTCTCGGCCAGGTCTCCTTCCAGGCCAGATGCACCGGGCCGTGGGTTCTGGAGTAAGGGGGATTTATGACGGTTATCGATGTAGAGGAGAGAACGGGCGTATGGTTTGACATGGACGGAGGCGGGAGGGTTCAGATTCGGACCCTCACCGCCGATGACATGAAGTCCATTCGGAAGCAGACGGTCAAGAAAAGGACCGAGTTCAAGAAGGTGGACGGCACTCCTGGCCGCTTCGAGTACGAGGAGGTCAACGATGAACTCCAGAACGAGCTGTTCTGGGATCGGGTCATCGTGGATTGGTCCGGCCTTTACGACGGGAAGGGGAGTGAAATCCCCTGCACGAAGGAGAATAAACTTCTCCTCATGATGCGGTCCATCAAGTTCGCGAAATTCGTTGGGGAATGCCTCAAGGAACTGAGCGACAGCGAGGCGGAGCTTGAGGAGCTGGCCTCAAAAAACTGATCGAGTGGGTGCGGTGGAGCGACGAGCAGGCTCCCCGTTGCCCAAGTTGCCGGACCATATACGCCAGTAGGACGCCACCGGAGGAACCGCCCTGCCGCACTTGCAGGGTGGACCTCTGGGAAGCGAACCGGGAAGCGGGCATGATCTATATGCAGGCCAGGGGTCAGGTGATAGCCGGGATGGGCGGGGCGATTGACCTGAACTTCACGGCGGTTAAAGACTTGATGGAGATGTACGGGGTCATGGACTGGAAGCGATGCTGGGAAAAGGTTCACAGGTGCTTCCATGTCTTCCTGAAGGAACAGCGGGACAAGCAGAAACTTGAGCAGATGAGACCTCACGGGAGGCGGCATTGAGAGTAGTCGGTTGGAACCCCGCGAAGGCTGATCCCATGATCATGGGGGCCTCTATGGGCCGTCTTGAGAAGGCGGGGGAAGTCATCGCTAAAAGGGCTCGGCAGAAATGCCCCGTCGGGATGGATGTACCCAAGGGGAAGGGCAAGTGGTCGGCCAGGGATGCCGGGGCTCTCCGTGATTCCATCCGGGTTGTCCGATTGCTTGGGGATGACCGGAAGAATATCCGTGTCTATGCGGGATCGAAAAAGGTTTTTTATGCCCGGTTCGTGGAGCGGGGGACGGTGAAGATGAAGAAGCGGCCCTACTTGAGGCCCGCCCTTTCCGCCTCGAAATCGGACATAAAGCGCATTCTTCTTTACGGTGAGTGATATGGCCGGAACGCCGATTGGAACGATATTCGCGGAACTCGCGCTGGACGATTCCAAGTATAAGGAATCACAGAAGCGCCTTCTCCGTGAAGCGACTTCCACCACATTAAACATCGAAAAGAACTTCAAGAATCTTGGGGTGAAGTCCTCTGCCGAATTTGACCTGATGCGGCAGAAGATTCAGAACTCCTTCGAGCGTATCAAGAACCATGCCAAGGTTACGGCGAATGATATTGTCCGGGCGGAGAAGGCCAAAAATGAACAGCTTAAGCGGCTGAACGAGCAGCAATACGGCGCCCAGGTCTCCATGATCGACAAGATCAAGAAGAATTGGCTTGGGATGACCGCCGCTGTGACCGCCGCCTATTTCGCTATGCAGAAGGCGTGGAACGTAGCCGAACAGTCCGCCCAATATGAACAGTCCCGCATGGCCTTCCGGTCCATGGTGCAGGGCATGGGGAAGGATGCGGAAGCGGAGTTTCAGCGGATCAAAAAAGCCTCTGCCGGGCTTGTCGATAACAAGTCCCTCGTCGAGTCGGCGAATAAGGCCATGTCTTTGGGGATCTCCATTGACAGCTTGGCCGGTCTTATGGAGATCGCACGGGCCAAGGCCCGGGACATGGGAACACAGACCGCCGATGCTTTTAATGACATCGCCATCGGTATTGGCCGGGCCTCGCCCAAGATTCTGGACAACCTCGGGATCATCGTCAAGATCGGCACGGCCAATGAAACCCTGGCCGCCTCCCTCGGGAAGACCGTCGAGCAGTTGACGGACAAGGAAAAGCAGCTCGCCGTCACAAATGCCGTCCTCGAAGCAGGGAAGGAGGCCCTTGCCCGGTACAACCTTGAGCAGAAAACCACCAAGGAAAAGATGGACTCCCTCCGGGCCACGGTAGCGAACCTGAATCTGCTCCTGGGTCAGGGCTTCATACGTGCCGCCGCTGCTGCTGTCGGAGTGTACCGTACCCTCAATGCCGCCTCTATGGTCCTGTCGGCGGGGGTATGGAGGACGGTCCAGGCGTATCACTCTCTCATGGAGATCGTGACGTTCGGGGAGGCGAGCGAGCGCCACCGGCAGATAGCGGAAGAGGCCCGCCGATATGCCGAAATGGATATGGAGGCCGCAAAAGAATACTGGGGCCTGGCAAAAGACAACTTCGATGCCATGATCGCCACGACGGATGAGTTGGCCGGGGCCATGCAGAAGATTCCCGCCGCCGTCGCCGCTGCCGGGGAATCCGCCGCCGATTCAGCCGACGAACTCAAGGAAGCCATCAAGGGCGCACAGGAGGACTTTGAACTATTCCTGAAACTCAATAGAGACCTCGAGGCCCAGGAGAAGGCCGCCATCGAAGCAGGGAAGAAGGATTTTGATCTCTACCTTGCCGGGCTCCGTGCCGCCGATCAGATCGAAAAGGATCGGATCAAGAACATCGAGAAGGCGGAGAAGGAGGCGAAGGAGAGCCTTGAGGGGGTGGAAAAGTTCTGGAAGCACACCCTTGAGAACATCCATGATGCCACAGCGGACACCATTTATAACATCATCGATAACTGGTCAGAGGGGTTCTCTTCCCTCTTCGAATCCATAAAGAACTGGTTCAAGCGTCTCCTAGCCGAGATGATCGCCACGGCAATGGCGAATCCGATCAGGATCGCCATCGGCACCGTCATGGGAGTGGGGGCGGGGGGGACCGCCCTGGCCGGGACCGGGGGCGGCGGCGGGTCGGGGATATTTGATCTTTCGGGGATCTCCAAGCTCTTTTCCGGCATGGGCGCCGCCGGGTGGGGCGTGACGAATCCCGCATCCCTAAATATGATGCGGCAGGGCCTCAGTGGTGGAATCAACTGGGCGAATGTCGGCGGATACCTGGGACTCGCCTATGAAGCCTACAACCTATTCAAATCCATCGGCGAGGGGAAATACCTGACATCCGCCGGAATCGGGATCGGGGCCGGAATCGGTGCCATCCTGGGCGGCGGGCCTGTCGGGGCCGCCATTGGCGCCGGCCTCGGTGACCTCATCGGCGGTATCCTCGATTCTATATTCGGCTTAGGAAAATCTGAGCCGGAGTTCACCTTATCTGAAATCAACACGCGGTACAGCGGCGGGGCCGTGGGGACTACGAAATGGACCCCCGGAGTCGGCGTCTCCGGCGGTGACTGGCCGCAGTTTGAGGATAACTGGGATGTTCAGCCCACCGTCGCCCATACCGCCATCGTCAAGGCTTACGCCAAGGGCCGCAGGGAGATCGCTGAGAACTTCAATGAATCAATGATGGCTTTCATGGAGTCCCTCCCGGAAAACTATCTGACCATCGTTGAAGATGCGCTCGCCGGGATGGATTTCACCTACACCCTCCCGGGCACGCGGTGGGAATTCAAGGACGCGCAGGGGGTGGTTGAAAGTCTCCTTCAGAATTACGCCGATTTTCTCGCCGGGAAATTCGATGAGATTGTGAACGTGGTCGGGGCGGCGTATTTCGAGCAGGACATCTCCACGTCGGAACTTTTCGGCAAGCTCACAACGGAGAAGCAGGCCCAAGTGAAGGGGCTCCTGTCCGGGGGCGGGCTGACGGGGGAACAGTTTCAGACCTTCCTTGAGGAGTGGCAGGAACTTGCCGCCGTCATGACTGGATTCGAGGCCCTCCTTGATCCCGCGATTGCACAGATGACGACCTATGAGAAGGTCACGGCTTCCGTGGGCGACACCTTTGACAATTATGTATCCGTGCTGAAGCGGGCCGGGGTTGCCGTGGAAGAGTTGGGCGACCTGGAAGAGATGAGGGCCGAGGTCATCGAGCGGGAAATTAAGGCCATGCAGGACGCCTTCCATGCTTCTTTCGAGGAAGAAATGTTCCTGAAATATTCCGGGGCATCTGATTACGAAAAAGCCCTGTATAAGCTGAACCAAGAGTTTGACGCTTATATTGACACGGCGAAAGACCTGGGCCTTTCACAGGAAGAGCTTGCCGAAATCGAAGAATGGCGGCTCCGGGCCGTTGAAGACCTAGCCGAGGCCGAGGCGAAGCTCCTCGAAAAGCAGAAGCAGTCCGTTCAGGAAATCGTCCTAGCTGCACAGGGGTTTGATTCCTTTGCCGCCCACATGAAGATGCTGGACGAGCGATACGGTTGGAGCCGTGACCCCTCCGGTTATTACGGGTCGGCCTCTTCGGGGTTCAACTATCAGGCCATGCTCAACACGTTCGCCAAGGGATTCACCATTGACGACCTGAAGCGGATCGCCGAGGGCCTTGGTATCGACTGGGAAACCATCGCCGATGACGTGGGCTGGCTCGTGGATAACATCCTCGCCATGCAGGAGGCGGCCAAGAGCCTCGGGAAGACCATCGAGGATCAGTATTATTCCCTCACGATGTCCAGCCATGATTACGGGGTTTACAAGGCCACCATGAGCCGGGACGAAACCCTTGCACAGCTCCGCGAACTCTATGACCAGGGATTCTATTCGGCGTCTGAATACAACCGACTGACCTCCATGACCTGGACCATATTCAGGGAGACCGTGGATAACCTGGACGAGGTCAATGACGGGCTGCAAGACACCATCCGGGAGGCGGAAGATGCGAGCAAGTCGTGGGGCAACCTCCTGAAGTCCATCCAGTCAAGCATCCTTGGGCTCACTACGGGAACGGCGAACCAGGCGGACGTATATGAACGGCTGGCCCTGGCCCGTAATGCCATCACGGACCTTACCGGGGGGCGGGGGATTGCCGACTACATTTCCGGGCTCGGCTCCGAATCGGCACAGCAGGAAGCCATTGAAGACCTGATGGACCTCTATAACAACTATCTCTCCCTGGCCCAGGAAGCCTATCAGCGGCCGTCCACGGCATATCAAAACATCTATGACGAAATCCTCGGCGCCTACCAGGTCATGGAGGGCATTGCGAAGAGCGAACACGACTACTGGGAAGCGCAGCTGGATTATCTCAAGAGGATCGCAGAGAACACATCGCCGTCAGGCTCCTACGCCACCGTGACGGAGTATGTCCCGAAAGATGGAATCTATCGGCTCCACCAGGGGGAGAAGGTCATCCCGGCGGGAGAATCGGCCGGCGGCGATGTTCAGTTCACCCTGATCATAAACGGCTCAAACATGAACCCCCGGGAAGCCCGGCAGGAGTTTGAAACCTTCCTGCGGTCCTCACGGGGTCGGAAGCTCATCCAGAACGTGGCGGTGGGGCGATAATGGGAAATATCATCGTATCGACTGACACCATCGAGGTAGCGGACGCCGAAATCACGGCTCAGTCCACGGACTCGGGATATGCCAAGGCCGATGTCATGGACTTGTGGCACCTCAAGAGACGATGGCGGATGGGTACGGCGGACAAGTCCTCGATAAATCCCATTATCTATTTCGACATGGGGGAGGCCAAGACCGTCACCCATATCATGCTGGATGATGTCAATTTTTCAAAGGTCGTCATTCTCGGCCACGCATCTGACCTGTCCACGGACTGGACCGCCGCGTCGTTCTCAAGCGGCGAAGTGGCTATTTCCTGCGATGCCCAGGTGAACCGTTACAAGGTCATCATTCCGCTGACCGCATTTAATTATCGATGGCTGGCCGTCTGCGTTCCTGCCGCCGCCTCTGCCGTTGGCAGCTATACGAGCAAGTGGCAGATCGGGAGAGTGGTCATCCTTGATTCCGCCACGACGTTCACGAAGAACATGGCTTACGGCTATCAGCGGGGGTCACGGCAGGGATACAAGGAGCTGTCCTTGGCGTCCGGCCATCGAGAACGGTACAAAATCGGGGATGTTCAATGGGAGGGCATTATCTCCTTCGGCCACAGGACGGCCACGGAAGAGGCGGACCTGACGACCCTGGCGAACCTCGACATTGACGATCCGATGGTCTTTTATGAGAACAACTCCGACACCTCGAAGTGCTATCTCTGCCTCCGTGATGATCATTACATGGGGACGGTAAAGTATAGCGATCTGCTCACGGCGAGCACCATGAGGTTTACAGAGATCATATAATGCAGAACCTCTTCGTGGAAATAGCCCTCACTTCCGGGACCCGGTATCTGTCCCTCAAGGACATTTACTATTCGCCCATACGGGTGACGGAGGACGACGAGGAACGCATACTTGAATCCGGGGAATCGCGGGTCGTCGAAGAGACCTACGCCTACCGGGGCGACCTTGTTGATGAATTCGATATCGAGCAGGCCCTCCCCGACATCTGGTATGGGGTGGAAGAGACGAGCGCCGTTACGGTGGTTCTGGCCGACAACCGGGTGGACTCCTGGTATGACATCATCGACGCGGAAGAGATTCGGGGCTGTGCCGTTGTCATCTATGACGAGGACCGCAACTTTGTGGCCTCCGGGAAGATCGCGGGCTACGTCTTTGGGGACGATATTCGCCTGAATGTCGAACTCAGGAACGATGAAATCTTTGATAAGAACCTACCGGCCGCTGTCGTCACAGGCGCCGCCTTCGACGCTTCGGCAATCGACATCGGGGCTCCTATCAATATCGTTTTCGGGTACTGTAAAAACGTCCCCCTTCCCAACGTCTGCAATGATACCGTCAATGATTATTACGACTACTTGATAGGGTACGGCCCCGTTGAGTCCCTGCACGTCGATCATTCTCACGGGTACGGGGTCAAGCGGGATGGGGTTCTCGTCGATACCGATGAATACACGTTCTATGATGGGTCACAAGTCTCGCCTTACAACGGCTACGCCTTTATCCGGTTCACGGTGGAGCAGAAGGGGTTCGGGGGCCAGTATCACAAGATCCATGCCGATGTTTACGGCCTCAAACTCGGCGGAGCTTCGGCAGACCGGAACTTTTCGAACTGCATCAAGGCGCTGATTAACAATGCAACCTGGGGCCTGAATCAGTCCGTCAATGCGGCCTCCTTCGCAGCAGCGGCGACAACCCTGACCGACTGGAAGTGTGATTATGCCCTTTATCGGCAACAGGCCGCCCGGGACATCCTCGACAATATGCTTTTCGCCGCCCGGTCCTGGCTGTATCTGAACGTGGATGGGGAATGGTGCATTTCCGTCGACGGGACTGCCTCTTCTTCGGCTTCCTTCGGAGAGAACGATGGATATTATAATAACTGTGTCATCGAATCCGTGTCCGCCGCCGACGCGAAAAACGCCATTTCGACGGCGCGGGTCCGGTATGACGATGACCGATATGAGATCTCCCTTGCCGTCCGCACCGGGTTCGGGGTGGAGCGGATCTATTCCGTGCCATGCACGACGGACCTGACAACGGCGAAAAAGGTTCTGTCCTATGTCTACGGCAGGGCCTACTACGCGGACAAGACCCTTGTCATGCTGGCCGACAGGGACGCGGAAGACCTTTCTCCCGGGAACGTCATCACGGTCACGTCTTCCCGGCACAACCTTTCGGCTGCTACCTATCGGGTCACGCGGATCACGAAGTCCCTGACAAAGTACCGCCTGGAATGCGAAGCCTACAACGCCTCCATTTTCGACGACCAGACCATTTCCGACCCCACGGCGGCCGCTATTGTGTACGTCGCCCACGATCTTCAGACCATCGACAGCGGATATGTGGGAGGGATGGTCATCACCGGAACGGCCATTGCCACGGCGGACGGACTGGTCGGGATGTCTTCGGCGGTTACGGCGGGAACGGACTGGCGGATTTGGGCCGGTCATGCAACCCCCGCTTCCGCGCCCTTCCGGGTGGACGAGACCGGGGCAATGTGGGCGACGAATGCCACGATCTCCGGGTCTGTCACGGCTACCACGGGCACCATCGGGGGGTTCACCCTCGGGGCGACGACCCTGACTGGAACAAACCTGATCCTTGATTCCGGGAACCAGGAAATCAGGCTCGGGACGGGGAACGATATTGTTTATCTTGACGCTGCCGATGCCACCTATCGGCTCTGGATCGGTCACGCCACAGCCGGGTCCGCGCCCTTCCGGGTGACGAAGGCAGGGGCTATGACGGCCACTTCCGGCACGCTCGGCGGGTGGACGATTGATTCCAATTCTATCTACTGCGGGGTCAAGGATTATTCGGGCTACACCGCCGGGGGGCTCACCATCTACAACAGCGGCGGCACGGGGTCTATTCACGCGCCCAAGTTTTACATCGACACGAGCGGGGTTCTCCACTGCTACGATGCGGAATTCGACGGTACGGTTCCGGCATCATCCAATATTACCGTCGCACAAGGCGCTGATGTCATCTTCTCCGGCGGCTCTTCTGGTGACCCGTCGTTGCTTAGGATGATTGATGGGTCCGGGGTATCCTCGGAGATCAGGTTCGAGTACAACACGGATTCATCTTATTACTTTGAAATCCGAAAGGTTCCAACCGCAGTAGAGGACGGGTCATATCTAAACATTGGGCCATCTGCCGGGCTGGTTGGCACGGAGTACACCGTCGGAATCGCCATCGGCGCTGTGATTGACGGTGACGGGAACCTTGCCAACTATTCCGACAATGTCTCAATTATCGCTGCCAATACATATATTTACGGACAAACCGCGATTTACCTCGCAGGAGTTCTCGCAACGCCGGATATCTACATCCAGGGAACGACTTACTTTACATATAGCTCTTATTGGACGGACAATGATTCGATCTATCTCGGAACGGGTAACGACCTCCGTCTTTATCACAGCGGCTCCCATTCTTACATTACAAACGCCACGGGCAATCTGTATATAACCGGTGACGCAGTGTTCAATGACAATGTCACCACGGATCATATTTATACCAACAGCAACAATTCTTACGATATCGGGTCTTCCGGGACAAGATTCAGAAATTGCTATCTAAGCGGCACCCTGTATGTAACGACAGAGATCGCCGCCGCCTTGATATCTTTTGGGTTCAGTGGGTCGGGGACGAAATACATCCATAAGGATTCTACCCACCGATTCATTGGTTGCTATTATGACGGTACTAATACTTACGGACAGCTGTTCTATAACAACACGGCTACGGTGGCCGCAGCTGCTTCCGGGGCCACGGTTGCTGGCCACGTGACGGCTACGGGAGTTCTTTTCTTGGCTGAGCGTGCCTCTGCTGCTTCTGATATTGCGGGATACGGACAGCTCTGGATCAAAAACACAACCCCGTGTGAGCTGTGGTTTACAGATGACGCAGGGACCGACACGAAAATAGTTTAAGGGGGAGAAATGAAGAAAGTCTTGCTGATTATCGCCATTCTGCTTTTCGCCGCGACGGTTCAGGCCCATGTGATGGAAAACCTCTATTACAGCGCCTGGACGAACTCCTATTATCCTAGGAACGCCGATGCCCCGGACTATTGCGGGTGGTGGTCTGCCATCGCCATCTGCTCTATATCTCCCGATCCCCAGGTGGTAAGGGTCACGGTCTATGCCAAAGGGAAAGCCTATCCCGGAGAGATCACCCTTGAGAATTACGGCATTTACACGGCGCATACAAACGAGCTGATGGAATACATGGGCTATGACCCTACGCCCTGCATCGGGGCCTCGTCGATCCGGGTGGAGCATACGCC